AACATTTCACGCTTATATGACTGATAAGCATGCGGAGTTATTCGGATGCGACTACGTACCTTTTCGAGGATGGGTCGAGGAAAAAGGAATGATCGGCACTCTAATCGGAACAAGCGGTAAAAAACCGAAGCCACGGACGGCAAGCAACGCAATGGTAAAACGATTTATCGACGAATGCTTTGCGACATATACGCCTAACACGCAATATCCGGGCACGTCATTCGGCTTCTCTTGGGCGTATCGAAAAAACGTGTGGCAGCGACTTCAATTGGAGGAACAGCGGAAAGATGCGGCAAAGCAGGCGGAAGCAACAACGGACTGGCAAGACCTCTCGGATTGGCTGTAAGACGTAAGCTTAAAAACGGAAAAGGGGCGATTATATTGAGGAACAAATTCGGTATCGAACGTTTAGAAGGACGCGGAATCACGGCGAAAGTAGTAAACGTAGGTAAACAGTACTCGACGTACAATAAATTTGCGGTAGCAAGCGGATATTCTGACGCAGCAGTAGAGGCATGGACGGAGGAAGAACGAAAGAAATCGGAAAACGGTCGTAAGTTAATCGAGAAAACCGTAGATGTCCTCGCTAAAGGAAAGCACGAGCACAGCAATGACGTAATATACGTCGTACAGGATTCGGAAGGTGAGCGCTTCCTATTCGAAGGAAAAGGGCTCGAAATTAAAACGCCCCCACAAATGCCAGCCATCGAAGCACTCACCGCAGCACACTCGGCAATCGACGAACTCCGCCGCAAGGCATACGCGGAAGGCTTTGACGCAGGGCGGGCGTTTGTAGCGGAAAGCGAACAGGACGTAGCGCGTAGAGTGCTTGCGGATGCCGGACCGATGATTGAGTTTGGGCGTAAGAGAGCGCAGGAAATCCGCGATAAAGCGATTGAGCAGGCGAAGGCGGACGTTGTGGACTGCGAACATCGGATGGGATACACAGCTGCATTCCCTTTCGCTAAGTTTGGTCGAAAATTTACCGAAGTAGAGTTCGTTATTAACCGCCAAAAACGAACAGTTGTCGCATTGATTCGATACAAGTACGTAAATAATGCCGAGATACTTGCGCGAGGCATCGCTAAATGTGCGCCGGACGACTGCTTTAACTCGCATATAGGACGAGCTACTGCGTTGCGACGAGCATTAGGACTCGATGTGCCCGCGGAATATATAAATGCGCCACAGCCGACGGAAGTGAGAGTGGGCGATATAGTACGCGGTAAAAATACAGGAATAAAAGCGGAGGTTGAGAGTGTCGACGGGGAGATTGCATACGGTAGGTACGAAGATGGATACCGCCTCAGTACTCCCCACGTAAAAATAATCGATGATTCACGCGAAGGGGTGGCGGAATGAGCAGTGTAAAAGGCATGACGTGGGGCACACCGGAATTTATCGCAATTGCAAAGGCGGCTGAACGCGAAGGCGAAATGACGCACGCGATAGGCGAAATACAGACGCTAACCGACAGAATAATCGACATTAATTCCGGCGTAATAGGCAGCGACCATGCGCGGAGTATCCGATACATTCGCGATGATTTAAGCGAAATAATCGGCGAGTACGCCTGCTACGGTGAGTGCCAATGAAACTCGGCTTAACGAAAGCAATCGAAGCAACAACGCAAGGTCACGCAGTCGCAATCGTAAGCTATATAGGCAAACGCTATACAGCTGAAGAAATTAACGGGAAAATGCTCGGCAAACATGCGGCGGTGTTTGATGACGTAGGCATGACGAAAAAGGAACGAGAAGGGGCGTGGCGGATTGACGATCGAAGAACTAACGCAGTTCGCTAACGAGTTTCTACGTAAACATTACGATATGGCGCTAGATATTCCGATTATTATAAATCGACGATTGCGAAGCACGATGGGCGCATTTATACGCGACGAAGACAGTCCGCACAGTATCGAAATATCCGGCAACATACTAAAATACGGAGCTAAGTCTGCGATACTCGACGTGCTTTATCACGAATTAATACACTATGCGCTATTTATCCGAGGCGAGCCTTTCAGGGACGGTCAGGTACACTTCGAAGCGGAGTTGCGGAGGTACGGCGTAAGTAGTACGTCATCTAATTTCATCGGTAGGAAATGCGAGTTCACATGCGATGGTTGCGGAGATAGCATCGATACGACTACACAGGCAATCGCCAAGAATCCGAAAGCATACAAGTCGCGATGTTGTCATGCGGAACTGATTTACGTCGGCGAACGAATATATGACGGTACGGAGGTGGTTTAGTGGCACAACAAACGAACGAAAAACGATGCATGCTCGCTCAAACGTGCAAGCTTGCCGGTAGTACAGCCTGCGTTAATACTTGCGGAAGTTTCATCGCAATGCATGGCTTAACCGGCGCAGGCGGACGAGCAGGTGCGGCAGGCTTACCGGCAGAATATCGGCTTATTACGTTAGAAAATACGCCAGTGCGCGAAAGCCAACCGAAAATATACGCATTGTTAGACGATTATGTGGCGACGTTTGAGCGGCAGTTTGACGAAGGTGAAGAACGCATGAAGTCGCTGTATTTGCACAGTACCGAACCTGGAACGGGCAAGACTACGACAGCTAGTGCGCTTTTGAACGCTTGGCTTGTCGCACATTATATCGGTAGTTTGAAGCGCGGCAAACAACCGTTACAACAGCCGTCATATTTCCTGGATGTAAATGCGTGGCAGGAGCTATATACCGGATTTACGCGGCCGAATATACCGCAAGACATCGCCGAGCAAAATAGCCGTCCGTATTATCGCCAGCTCGAATTGGCAAAACGTACGCCTTTCGTTGTCCTCGACGATATCGGAGTGCGCGGAGCAACTGACGGCTTTCGTGGCGACTTGCATACGATTATTAATTACCGATGCGCGAACGGCTTGCCGACGGTTTATACGTCGAATTTAGCGCTCGAAGAAATGGCGCGTGTTTTCGATGCTCGACTGTACGACAGAATGCGGGATCAATGCGGAGTGTTGGCGTTTGGCGGACAATCGAAAAGGGGGCGACGTTGATGTTTAAGAGGGAACTACTGGAGCGGAAAGCTGTATTAGAAGCGGAATTATTAGACGTAAATAAGAAACTTGACGTAATAGGAATGAGCGAGAAACCTTTTGAATCGGTCGTTTACGGATATTCTAGTCCCGGCGTTTCATCGACGTTTTGGAAAACGGAGGCGCAAGCACGGAAGAAATACGAAGAATACCACAGTAAGACATATTTCAAAAACGGCTTGATATACGGAGTTATCTTGCGTCGAAATAATGCTGATGGAACTAGGACGGTACTTGATTACGAGTCTAAAGCACGTAATTGGGAGTTACCGGAACAATGAAACGGGAGGCGGACTAATGTCGAAAAAGCCGCAACACATATCGTTTGGCGGCCTAGTAAGTATCAACGGTTATGACGGTCATTTATACTTCGTCGACGCATTTACCATCGAGCACATTAACACGCCGGACGAAAAGTGGAGCGAAATATGGCACGACCTAACAGACGCGCATAATGGCGAATATACGATGGCGGAAGCCGAGGACGTAACGCGCATATGTGGCGCAGACCAAGCGGATGATTACTTGCGGAATAGCGTAAAGCCTGTAGATATAAGCGAAATAATATTCGGAGGTGTGCCGAAAATGTATTCGAGCAATCGAAAGGAACCGCGTAAGCCGACAGCGCGTGAATTATCGGGGCAAGAGGCGGAGAAACGCAAGAGAGAACGGAAGGAAAAGGCGAAGCAAATTGACGCGTTGTTGGACGAGTATAACGACTACAAACGATTGGCTGACGAATTTGGCGACGAGGAATATCGGGCGAAGGTCGAATATGTGCGATTGAAGCTGGCGGAAATAACAAACGAAGGGATGGCGGAATAAATGGGAGTCGAATTTTATGCGTGTAAGCGCTGTGGAGAAAGTCGTTACGAGGAATACGTTTACCATTGCGATAAATGCGAACATAGCTTATGCACTAGATGCGTAGTTAATGACGACATAGGCGATGACTATGCACACTCTTATTGTGTGATATTTGACGGTACGCAGGCGATGAAAGATAAATACGGGATTGACGACGAGGATATTGCGAAAGGTTATATCAAAGAAGGCGACGTAATCGATGATGCCGGCATTGATCCGAAATACTGTCCGTTTTGTCAAGGTGAAGCAGTTGCGGAAATAGACGTACTTAAATACTTGCTGAAAAAATACGGACTAGATTACGAAGAAATTAAGCGGGAATATCTAACGAATAAATGAACGGAGGTGACCGCATTTGGAATACGGCACATTACTAATCTCGAAAATACTAGACGCAAACGATCCGTCAGCTTTCGCTCGGCTTGGCGTCACCGAAGCGGATTTCCCAACGGAAGCCGAACGCAAAGCTTACCGATTCATAACCGAATACGCCACGACCAACCGGAACAACGCGCCAAGCTACGCGACAGTCTCCGCAGAAGTAGCCGACTTTTACTACGTGCCGGAGGTCAGCGACTCTTACGACTTCCTTACGCGGGAAATTAAGGGGCATTCCGCAAAGCTGGCGTTCAGCAAGCTATTCGACGGGGAAAGTTCGTTAGTCGACCGTAAGTTTTCCGAATTGCCCGGCGAAAATTTCATCGAATGGTTGCAAACGGAGTTGGATTCGATTAAACTAAGAACAAGCGTTCGCAATAAGGTGGGAACGGACATAAAAAACGACGGTCAATCGTTCCTCGACGAATATTTCGACCGAAAGGAAGGCAAGTCGTTTAAGCTGTGGAAATCGAAGTTTCCGACAATCAACGAGCAGATAGGCGGTTATTTCAGCGGTAATATGTATACGTGGTACGGGCGGTCAGGGCGCGGTAAATCCGTTTTTACAATGGAGGAAATTATCGAGGCTGCGTTCCAGGGCGCAAACGTGCTCGTGTGGGCGATGGAAATGTCGCGTTTCGAATGGATGGCGCGGGCATATTCGACTATCAGCGCAAGGATAAGCGAAACTATCGAAAAGATTGACGGAATCGATTACGAGGTCGGCTTCGAAAACCGGTCGCTACTAACCGGAAAACTAGACGCTGATTACGAGGCTGGCTTGCGCGTATTTATCGAAAAACTAGCGCAAGGCGAAATCCTTGACGGAAATATTACGTTGCGTGCGGCGGATGATTCCGACTTTGTAAGCCGAGATATACGCCAGTTGGAGGCGGACATCATTACGACGAAAGCCGATGTCGTGCTTATTGATCCAATTTACCTAATGGACTACGAACAGAATACGTCAAGGACGGCAGGCGGTGACGTGGCTAATACATCGAAGCTCATACGTAGGCTCGCCGGTACGGAAAAGCCGGTAATCCACGTCGTAACGCAAGCCGAGGAAGTAAAGGACGATATCGACGACGAGGGCAATCGCGAACTAAGACCGCCTAAACGTGCGGAAATAAAGAAAACGAAGGCTGTACTCGAAGACGCTGCGAATACTTTCGGCATAGATTCGCTAGACGGCGAAGGGATTATCGAAATCGGTAAGGGCAGGAATGGCGGAGAAGGAACGCAGATTAACGTGTTGTATCTCCCGAATTACGGAATTGTCGAGGAAATGAAGACAGGCGCGGCGGTTGCGGGGCAGTTCAACTTTTGACAGAAACTGTGAAGGAGAGAAAACTATGACAAAAGATGAAATCAATAAGTATTTAAGTAAAAGGATATGGCTGTATGTAGGATTTGGCTATCTTGTTGGTTTGGTTTCAGGATTGGGAGCATTTGTGATGTTTAGATGAACACTTCGATAATACCGAGAATCATTTGTCAAACTTTACCACTATATTAAATTCGGATTATTCCGATAGGTACGTTAAGGAGGCGCTTTCATGCCGAACGTAAGAATACGCGGTCAAGACGTGGATATCGACGTTGAGGCGGAATTACGGCAATACGACTGGGGCAGTAGGGTACGCTGGTCAACCGGCAAGCTACAGGCGGCTTCACCGTTTCGCTACGAACATACGCCGTCCTTTTTCGTCAACCTCGACGGCGAATACGCGGGCACATGGGCAGACCTCGGCGCATATGACTCCGATTGGCAGAGCGGCAACTTTGTCAAATTGCTCGCGTTTTTACGGCAGGAAACGTACGAGGAAACGGAATCCTACTTGCTCGCGGAATACGGTCGGCTCGAATTAGGCAACGAGCTGACTATAAAGGCGCCGAAACTACGCATGAAGCCAGCGCCCCAAAAAACGTTAGCCGAAACGTTAGTCACGCCCGCAGTCAGCCCGTATTTGCTTGGGCGCGGCATTAGCGCGGAAGTACAAACGTTGGCGGGCGTGGGCTATGGTAAGCAGCGAGGCTTCACCGCGATACCTTGGCGGACGCCTGCAGGCTCGTTGGCAAACGTCATGTATCGGGCGACGCGCGGTAAGGTTTTCTTCTACGAAACGGGCGGCTGGCCCATCGGTAAGCTCGTGTACGGTATCGACTTAATACAACGTCAAAAAGACCGCGTAGCCGTTCTATGCGAGGCGCCAATCGATGCGCTTACGTGGCGTACGGCGGGCTATGCGGCGCTCTCCGTAGGTGGCGTTAATATAACGGACGAGCAGGCGGACATCATACGGCGATCACCGATTGAAACGCTAATACTCGGTGGCGACAACGATGCGGCGGGTGCGAAGTTAAATGCGGCAGCAGAGCGGCTATTGCGCGGGCATGTGCGGCTAAAGCGGGCGGATTACGGAGAGGCGAAGGATGCGAACGACTATTTTCTTAAAGAAGGCGGAAATTTGCCGAAAATTGGCGGGAAAGTGCTTCCATTTCCAGCGTTCAGGGCGTATAATTAAAGCGTGTAGAAAAAGCAACCAAAGCGCGCGAAGTCGAACTAGACCTCGCCCGCAGACGCCCCGTAATCGAAAAGTTGTTCCAGCGTACAGCCAAGAGACACAGCAAGTTTAGCCGCAGTTACAACGTTCATGAAAGCTTCATTACGTTCATACTTCGATAAATTGCCGCGATCAATGCCGACTAAATCCGCAAGGTGACGCTGACTGTAGCCTCTTTCTTTCCGTAGTCTGCGGAGATTACAACGTACATAGACGCCCATACGTTAACCTCCGCATATGTATTTAATTACCTTAATTAGCGTTTGATTTCGACGACCTTTTCGATAGGGACGTCGAGGAATAAACAAATACGTTCTAGTGTATCTAAAGTTGTGGATTCGCCTTTGCGGAACTTCGCAATAGTGCGGGAACTCATTCCGCATTGAACTTCGATATCATATAGCGTTATTCCTTTATTATCTAGTGTTTTAAAAAGAGGTTTATACGAAATCATACATTTTCCCCCAATTTATTCTTTACATATATAAAGAATGATAGTATTATAGAACCTATATTACCATATTTTTCCCTTGTCTAAATATAACATACGAAAAAGAAATAAAAAAAGTTTTTAAATAATGTACCAAAACACCTAAGAATTTTGGTTATAAATAGTATAAGGGGAAAAAGGAGGAAAAAAGTTGAATATTTTAATAGAAAGATATAAAGCTGGCGACGGCGCTGCACTAAATTCGTTATTTGAAATGTTTGCGCCAATGATCGAAAGGCACTCGGAGCAGATTTGGTATAAGATTGAAAACCAAGCGGAGTTCGAATGTAGGTGCATACGGCAGATTGAGAAGGCGTTGCAAAATTTCGATACTAATCGCGGGAAACTAAAAACGCTGATTACCGGAGTTATAATAAAGGAAAAGGCGGACTACCTGGCGAGGCGGACGCGGAAACTGGTAACAATGACGATGGACAAGCCGTTATACATAGATAAGGACGGCGAAGAAGTAGAGTTCGAGGTTGCGGACGTTTTGGCGAACGTCGAAGCCGATATAATCGAACAAGAATCGGTAAATGAAAAAGCCGCCCTTTTGGCGAAGGGCGACTCACGTAGAATGGCGATCCTGACCGCATGGTCGAACGGTGAATTTAATGACCTCGAATTGGCTAGAGCATTGGCGTGCTCCTTCGGAGGTAAAATTGATTCGCACCGTACGTTTATTAAGCGATTCAGAATCGAATGTCAAGAACGTTTAGCTAACGCCCTATGACTTTTAAATTATAGCACAGTTTTCACGTTTAGGCATTACGTAAAAACCGCGGTGATGTTAGTGTATTATTATGTAATAACCGTACTTAATATACCACCGCGGGCGTTTTTTGTAAACAATATTTTTCAATAATGTTGCGGAGGTAACGAAAATATGACTAAAGTACGATTTGAAGATAGGTACTTAGACCTATTTGATATTAATAAATATATGCAAGACCCCGAAATAAACTATGACGGAAGCCCCGACGAAGAAAAATTATCGAAGGTAGTCGGTACGATAAAGGCGGTGCGTCTCGGATGAAAATGTATGACGTTATGCATCACGCAGTCAAGCGCACGGTTGAAAGGCTAGGAATTTCGGCTGAACACGCGAAAAACCACGTTGTTAATCTGATGCAAACCGCATTTTACAACGGGAGCACGCCGCATCCAAGCGGTAAGATGGCGCGCATTTATGACCATCATAAGTCACGAACGCGCATAGTCGTCGATGAAACGGAACAAACGGTCATTACAGTCTATAAAATGCCTAAGCCGTTAGTCATTAGCGGAGACAGCGAAATTGTAGCGTTAGTACGAAAGACCGTCCAGCGCGAACTAGCGAAAGCACGCCGTCATTTTACGCAAGAGACGCGCAAGCTGAAAATCGAGCAAGCGGAACTGGGCGTCGAAATAGCGAAGGCAACCGTTAATAAGGCGCGTTGTAAAGCGCCGCATACGCAAGCTCTTATACAGGAGCGCATTGACGCAATGCAGACGTATTCAAACGTAATCGGCGCGCGCTTACACGAATTGCAGGCGGAATACAGTCGCAAGAAATCCGAAGCAAGCGAGCTATTGCCGGTTATGACGCTATAATGGGCGTAATTGACGTATTAATGCTGATGTTTATAATATTCGGCCTCGGCGCAATGTTATACGGGGAATGAACGCAATTCCCCCGTACGTGAGTGCTTCGGAAGGATAGCGCTGACTTACGCTGGCTGTAGTTAATACGGTCGGCTGACGGTCCATGACTTGGCGTTTTCCGGAGCGACCACGGGCGGTAATCGTCCGAATAATAAAACGAAAAGGGAGCGTGTTTAAATGACGAAGTATCAAGTCGGAGCAGACGCTTTGAACGAGTTAAACAAGGAAGAGGGCGGAGGCAGTAACGCCGAATTTACGTCCTTCAAGTCGGGTACGACGCTTTACGTAAAGGCGTTAGGCACGGCGGATTTAATTTCGTTTTTCAGCTACGGCATCTACAAGCAGCTTAATAGTTTCGTAGCAAAAGAACCGTCGAAAAAGTCGGCTAACGGATTTCCTGTTGCGGATTTTACGCCTTTTGACCTCGCCTGGAAGTATCATAAGGATCAGTCGCAAGAATGGACGGACGCACACGGTCAAGAGGCGTCGAAATACCGCGCTAAACAACGATTCGCAATGGGCTTCTTCGACTTAACTAGCGGCGAGCCTATTATCATCGACGTAAGCAAGGCGCAAGCGCAGGCGATTCACGGAGTCATCAAGAAATACGAAAAGCGACTCGGCAAGCTTGCGTTCGAATTATCGAAAACAGGTCAAAGCACGCAAACGACGGTAAGCTTGGCTCCCGTGCTCGATTTCGACGAAGACTTGACGGACGCACAACGCGCTAATTTCGATAAAGCTCCCGCTGAATTCGATATGTCGCTATTCGATGGTTTGCTTTTCGAAGTGGACAACGCGACGCAAATCGGCTATCTGACGCAAGTTGGCTTCGATGTATCGCTAATCGGACTCGAAAAGCCGGTTGCGGGCGGTGATAACGGTGAGCCAGTGGATATCGAGGATTCTGAGCTTCCTTTTTAACGGACCTGACGCAAGGCTTACGCATTTAACTAAACGAAGGAGGACGAACATTTGGCGCATATTACCGAAGTGGTAGGCGTGTACTCGGAATTGGCGGCTGAAATGGCGTTGCTTGCAAATGGCTACGTCGTTTCCCGCCCAAGCACCGCCGAAGCATACGATTTAAAAGCAGAGGACCCGTTAACAGGCGACGACTTAAAAATACAGGTTAAAACGATTCACGTACGCACTGACCGTGGAGGAGACTACGTGGTGCAAGCGCGCAAGGGTAACGGTGACCCGTATACCAAAGCAGACGCTGATTACCTTATTGGCGTATTGGTCGGTGACGGCGAAGTGCCCCGCGTATGGATGTTCGAAAATCGCGAAATAACGGAGTATCAAATCAGTCAAGCTCGGGCAAGCAAGCGGTGGGTTGAATTGAATATCGGATTGGATCGGAGCATTTACGAAACTACTAAAACGGAGGCGGTATAATGGCGAAACTTAACGGTGTGCAAACGTTGGATATGGTTGGCGGAGAAATTACGCGTATTGCGTATGAAGGCGAGGAGTATGCGAAGGTTAGCGGAATTACGCGAGCTAACGAAATCCAAGCGGGCGACATCGGTTTGGTCGGAAGTGTTTACAACTCCCGCGATATACTCAAAAACTCGTTTTATAAAATGCGAGAAAAGCAATCAACTAGCGATAGATGGTTAGGAATCGAGGCGGACGAAGAAGGTGACAACAACGGTCTCCACTATAAACATTTCACTGTATTCCGCAAAGTCAACGCAAGCACAACGCCAGTCAGTCCGCCATTTGCGGAAATGATAACGGCAAAAGTTGAGGCGGTGGAAAAGCGCGTAGATGCGTTGGAATGGGCGACTAAGGCGGAACAAACGCCAAGCACGCCAACTTATCGCAAAGTAGAAGGACGCGAGCCGCGCGTTGGCGATTACGTAAAGTTTGACGAAGCGCCGTTCGGATATCTTACTTCCGGTAAATACTACGAAATTACGGAAATTGACTACAACGATGATCCGCAAATTATCGACGATGGCGGAGACGAATACGATACGCACTGCGATAGCTTCGAAGTCTACGAAAAGGTTAGCGGAGAGCCTGCCGAAACAATTACGCATAAAGGCGCCGACTATACGCTAGTTAGCCGCAAAGCA